ATATGATAATCAGCACTACCACCAATATATGCACTTGATCCTGTTTTGAGACCAGTAGCATATGTACCAGCAACACCTGCTTGCATAAGTGATGGGGGAAGTGTAGCAGCACTAGCAGATCCTCCCATTAAGTTTGTTAGAGCATCTCCTGCCCAATTAAACAATCCACTTGCAGCATCTTTAACTCCCTTTGGTATTTTATTCCACAACTTAGTAATCATTTCCCAAGGTTTCTTAAAGATATCAATAATCTTATCAAATATGTCTTTAATAAATTTAATAATTTTACCACCAAAATCCAATCTTCTTAATTTCTTAAGACCTGAAGGTTCTGAACTATCTGCACCTTCAAGACCATCACCGTCAGTTAATCCAGGTATTTTATTTGATAATCCAACGTCATTTAAATACTGATTGACACCACCATATACAGCACCAGCACCATAATTAAGTAAGTTTAACGCCTCATTAGAACCTAAGAAGAATGGGAGTTTACTCTTTGGAATAATCCACTCGTCCTCGCCCCCCTCGCCCACAAGGACAAGTTGAGGTCCGCTAACTTTACCACCTTCAGAGAAAGATCCACCAAATCCAGCACCTGCTGCATTTGCTTCTCCAACAGCAGCAAATGCTTCAACAGTAGCACCCTCAAGGACTCTATTCATGTCCTCTTTATCCATGCCTTGACGGATGTACTTAGTATATCCTTCTGGGTCAACATCTCGATATACATCTAAGGCAATCGCTGCCCAACCAGCAATTGGAATTGCCCCCAATGCAGAAATTAATACACCTTCCCAATCACCTTGAGTTCCTCTATAAATTGCATCAGCAAGTCCAAGAATAACACCAACACCTGGGATAAGTTTTGCAAGTAACTTACCTCCACCCCTAACTCCCAATTTAGTAAGCAATCTTTTACCAATAGCACTGTTTAAGATTCTTTGTACTACAGGTGTATTATATAAGAACTTTAAAACATCATCAACAATATTTTTAGCAGCACCTTTTAATTTTTCAATAGGAGTACCTATATGCTTTTTAAGTGCGTTGGTTACTTTCTTATAAGTTTCTGGATTCTTTAACGTATTGAATATATTTCCTAATTTATCTGCTCCCTTTTTCGCAAGATCAAGTCCTGCCAATCCTAACTTTTTACCTTTCTGGAAAATATCTCCAAAGAATCCAGTTGCTTGTTTTACCTTTTCACCTTTAAATTTGTTAAAATCATCTATTTTTGAAGTAGCAAAACTCTTCGCTTGATTTAACTTATTAATTCCAAAATCTTTTGCTTGAGTTAGTTTTTGAGAACCAAATTGCTGTGCTTGTTGAAGTTTACGCCCAACAGCAACTTTGGTCTGTCTCTTTAACCTAAGTGCTTTCTTTTTAAAGAAATCTTTTGCTTTTGTTACCTTACCTTGAACAAACCTTCTTCCTTGTCTGAGTGGACGAGTGGCATTTCTCCACGCTCTCTTAAGTGGTACTTTAATTCTTCTTTTGAAAGCATTAAGAGCACGTTTAATACGCATCCTAAATGCACGCATTTTTGCTCTAATGCGTCTAGGAATTAATTTCCTCCAAAGTTTTCTGAGTAATCTTTTTAAAAGTTTTCCCAGATTTGGAAACTCAAATCCACTCTTTTCTTTCTTTTCCTCTCTTTCCTGTTCTTCTTTGTCTTTAGCAGATTCTTTTTCACCAGTCAACTCTTTAAGTTGCAACTGGAGTTCTTTAAATCTTCTCTTTTCATACCGAAAAACCATTTCGGTATGCTTGAGGTTTAAAACAGCAGTATTTCGTAATCTTAATGTTTCTTTTGCTAAAAGACCACTCGATACTAATTTTGTTTGAGGTCTTACTTCTTGCTTTTTATCTGGATCTTCTGGTTTAGGTTCTTGCCCAGCACCTTTTAATCCCTGAACTGGGTTAGCGCCATATATTTCCAATATAGCGTTATTATATTCACTTAAACCCAGTTGTCGGAACTTCATCGATTTCTACGTTCGTTTTCTATTCTTTGTTTTTCCTCTTCCAAATGTTGTAAAAGTAATCCAACATAGATCTCTTTTTCCCAAGGCAACATGTTATCAAGTTCAGTTAAACTATACTTGTGGTGCTGCATCATACCAAAGTTAGTTCTATAATAACTTTCTAACGTAGTATGAAAGAGGGCTATGCGAAAAAATTAGACAATCCCTCAATTACGTATGGAGTTACATTTTTTGTTTTGGGATTTTTGATGTCAATTTCATGCCTTAACGTTGGCATGGTTTCGAAGAATTTCTGAATCTCAGCAAATTGCTTACTATTCATCTGTTCAACAAATTCAAGAAACTCCTGAGGAGTTGTAGTATTTTTATCCCAAACATCTTCTTCATTGTAAATCTTCGCAATAGAAGATGCTACTAATTTAAATGTATCTTCTACATTATCTTCTTGACGAGCAAAATCGTCAATAGTAGGATACTTCATTTCGACCCAAAGATCTTCAGATACTTTGATTTGACTTGTGTGATCTTCTGGGAACTGTACTTTAATATCATCAATTTTAATAGAAACTTTTACTTGAGTTTCATTGTCATCTGGACATGTAAACATTAATTCAATAACTTCACCTACAGATTTAGCTCTAATATTGAGAAACAAATACTCAATGTCAAATGATGCAAGTTCTTCTACTTTTACACCTTTTGTAAGTACACATGCTCTAATAATATCTTTGATCGCATTAGCAATCTGAACATCATCCTCAGATTCTAATGCAAGAAGAAGAATCTTTTCTTCTTTAACAAAAAATGGTCTATATTTGATCTTCTTTTTGGAAGAAGGAATTACCAATTCATAGGTTGGTGTATTTAGAGTAGGTAAGGACATTAATTAAACTCCATATCATAAATTTATTTATGGGAGCACAGTAACGTCTGGAGTTGGATCAATTTTCTCTAAATCTACCATGTGTTCATAATAAAATGATACCTGAAATTTTACTGGTTGATTAGGTCCATTAGAAAATGAAATATTAGACATAGTATAAGGAAATGCTTTCACCATTTTCACCTTTGTTACACTATTGTGTGTAGATCTACTATCTAATTTATTTTGTGCTCTATACTTTGGGTCCCAAGGTGCATTAGGTTCTATCTTCTCAATAATTACATCAAGGCAATATTCATCATAATATTGGGGAATCTTAAAGACATTGATATTGTTATTATTAATAGGTTTATTTGTAAACATAAAATCTGACCACCTCTGCATAAACTTATATGGAGTATGATCCATATCAAGCATAAAGGTTACATTTAATTCATTATATGCTTTTGTATGCGCGTATCTGGCGTTAATACCAGGAATTGCACCTTTCAAATCGCCAGTAGCAATACTAAAACCAGGAATATTGATTTCGTCTGCAAGGAAACTTAATTTAAGACCTCTACTATTACCGCCATTTTCATATTCAATTGGGGTTGCAACTTGACCCTCGATTCCAAGAGCAACTTGCAAGGCATTCGAATATTCAGCACTACTAGGAACAAAGGCAATATGGTACTTATTTGAACTCGCAAGCCCGTAATCACCTATAATATTTGCTCTTATATCGTTAATCTTCATCTAAATACCATTAGAAGAATTTATTTATATTTAGCGACCTTGTAATGGCATATTCTGGTAAGTTTCGCCCTACAAACAGGCAAAAATACAAAGGGGATCCCACCAACGTAATTTATAGGAGCTTATGGGAATTGAAATTTATGAAATGGTGTGATTCTAACATTAACGTACTCGATTGGGGGTCTGAAGAAATTGTTATCCCGTATATTTCTCCTCTTGATAATAGGGTCCATCGTTACTTCCCAGATTTCTACGTCAGAGTACGAAGTAAAACTGGGAGGATTGAGAAACTTATTATCGAGATCAAACCGTTTAAGCAAACAACACCTCCCAAAAAACAAAGCAGACGTACAAAGAAGTATATAACTGAAGTGACGACTTATGCAGTCAATGAAGCAAAATGGGCAGCAGCAAGAGAGTATTGTAAGGACAGGAAATGGGAATTTAGAATACTAACTGAAAAGGAGTTAAAGATATGACTGTCATCAAAGAGATTCAAGAAAAAGAAGCAAAGACCATATCTGCACAAAGACAGGTAGCGTTTAATTACCTATTTGACTCCGCTTCAGATAGTGTAATGGTAGGAGATTTCTTCATATTTGAATATGACCCCAAATATCGACAATTTCTTAGGCATTGGGATAAATACCCTTTAGTGCTTGTGATGAATATCTATGAAGATGGGTTTTTGGGGGCAAATTTGCACTATACCACTCAAAAGCAACGAATGATCATTGCTAAAAAGTTTCTAAATAGAAACGTTAGCATACCTTCAAAATTACTACATAGGTATATTTTCAGTCGGGCAGATAACCTCTTTTTTAAGGTTCCAGAGGAGGAACTAGTTGAATTTGCCGCCCTACCTATAGAAGAGTTTCGTGATAGTAAAAATCGTTTTGTAAGTGCAACAAAAGTACAAAAATCAGGTAAAACAGGTAGATAATGGCATCTTCAAGAACATCATTAATATATCCAAAAGAAATACAAGATACTGGATACTTTTTAAAATTCAGTTCTTATGATTATTCTAAAGCTCAAAAAGCAACCGCTGAGCAGAATGCAAGTGTTGGTTCTGGGTTAAGAAATCTTGGAAGATCTTCTGCTTCTTTTTTACAGGGTATTGCATCTAGCATAAGTGGTGCAATTAGTGGCGCAGAAGATCAAACTACTCCAGGTTTAACTGAAACAGCAGGAACATCTCCTGGGGATAATACTGCACAAAACGATATCTATCTGTACTTACCTCCAAAACTTGAATATAACTACTCCGCACAATGGAACTCAGTATCATTTGGAGCATTAGGTGCTGCCATGGCAGCAAGTGGTGTTAGTGATTTTATTGGTAAAGCAGCTCAAATTGGAGTTGCTACTGCTGGTTCAACATTTGCAGATGGTGCATTAGAAAAATTAGCAAATAATACAATACCAAAAACCTCTGGGGTTTCATTAGATACACTACTCGGAGGAGCATTTGGAGTTGTATTTAATGACAACACTCTACAAACATTCGGAAATATGGATGTTCGTAGTTTTAATTTTACATATTTAATGGTGGCAAGAAATCAAAAGGAAGAAGACGATATTAGAGCTATCATTAAAACCTTCAAAAGAGGGATGCACCCAGGAGCAAGACAAAAAGGAAATAATGCTACTGTTTTCCTTGATTATCCTTTGATTTGGAGAATCATGCCCACAGTTAATGGCAATGTTTCTAACTTTTTACCAAGAACTAAATTTTGTGCATTAAATAGATTATCCGTTGATTATACTCCAGATAATGTTCTTGCGCTAACCAGAGAAAACTTTGTACAAGCAGTTCAAATTTCATTATCATTCACAGAACTCGAACCAATGACTTCTGCTGATGTTGATACTTTTGAAGATCCTATCAAGTAATAGCAAAAATGTATTTTAAGAACCTTCCAGATATACTATACTTAAAATATAAAAAGAACCCATTTGATGGCAATTATATTCTCATTAAGAATATTTTTGCTCGCATCAAACTGGTCGATGACATTATTCCAAGTGCAACAATCTTTGATGACTATTTTATACAAGATGGAGAAAGACCAGATACAATTGCTAATGATTTTTACGAATCACCTTACAAAGATTGGGTTATTATCTTAATCAACAATATCAACAATCTATATTCAGATTGGCCATTGACTAGATCTGCTTTTGATGATTATGTAAAAACTAAATATTCCAACCCCGAATCTCCACATCACTACGAAACCATTGAACAGTATTATAATGGCAAATTACTGCTTCCAGGAGGATTGGAAGTTGGGGAATCTTTTCAATACAAAAAACCCAACGGAGTATATGCAACAAAAGAGGAATCCAGAGGATTTGTGACAAATTACGAATATGAGAATCGTCTCAATGAGAAAAAAAGAGAGATTCTGATATTAAAACCCCAATTTGTCGATCCGTTTGAATCTATCGTACAAAATTATCTCAAGTTTACCCCAAGCACTGAGTATATCAACGAATCGTTGAAAATCTCTAAAAATTAATCTCTCTGTCTCCAGTCGTCAGATTTATCTTGACTAAACCAGTCCACAATGTCATCGGCACTCTCGAAACGTGTCTTGTGGTTGCTGGGATCGGGGTCTCCAAGGTCCAGGGCATTCATGAAGTCATCCATACCACCCTCAACCATTTTAGGGTTGCTAGCACGCCTTCTTGCCTGTCTGAGAATCGTTGCTGCCGACCTGTTCGCTTTCGCTAATTTATCTGCCCAGATCATATCTTCCAATTGGACTTCTTCTCCATTAATAATTCTATTACAAATAAACTCTAAACGAAGGCGATATTGGGTAGAAAGCATAAAACCCCAGTTCACAACTAAGCTATTTAGCATCGACCCTTTTGGGCAAAATTTTGCCCGAATTTTTTTGCCGACTTTTTTGTAACTAAAAAGTGAATTTCGTTTTGGGACAAAAAAAAGGGATCCTTTTCAGGACCCCCTCTTGATCAGAACTCTTCGTTAGCGAGAGAGTCGAAGTAACTGTAGGTGTCCTCACCAGTGGTAGCAGGAGCACTGTAGGAAGGAGTAGGAGCAACGAATGCTTGTGCTGCTTCCATCTCTGCAACAATCTCATTCTCATACTCTTCACGATCGATGCGAGGGTTACCACGCATCACAGTATCAAGGCGCTTCTTCAGTTCATCATAGGACTTGAAGTTGCTAGCAGAAGTGAACTCGTTCAGGTCATGAATCTGATTGTAGATCTTCTCCAGTTGGGCGTCATCAAATCCACCAAGAACACCAGGGCGTCCGAAAACAGATGAATCATAATTCCAGTAACCAGCAACCTTTTTAATACGCAGGTTGAAGTCAGCGCCTTGCCAGAAATCAAAAGGATTGATGGGTTCTTCACCTTCAAACTCAGGTTGCATTGCAGCAATGATCTTGTCGTGGATCTTCTTGCCGTACTTATACAGGAAGACCTTACCTTCGTTTTGAGGATTAGCAGAATCCTTAATGACATAGATGTTGCTGTAGTAAGACAGTTTGCGCTTCTGCTTACGAGCAACTTCTTTATCAGAATCAAGACCGCTGTTCCACAGAACACGATTCAGTTCACTAACAGGATCTTGTTGACCAAGAGTGGTCAGAGAGTTCTCAATGTACCAGGACCCAGTAGGACCTTGGAATGCATGAGAATAAACTTTTGCCCAAGGCATCTCATTGCCTTCTGCAGGGGGCAGGAAACGAATCAGGGCATTGCCCACGCCATCTTTGCCCATGGCAGGTTTCCAAATGCGATCATCAATATACCCAGTAGAACCTTCTTCCTTCTTAAGTTCTTGGTTCAGTTTGTCGAGCAGTGAACCTTGGGTCTTGAGCGATGCGAAAGACATGTGTTTTCTCCGTATTGAATGGATTTGGTGGATTGTGTCGGATTGACTGGATTATCATAGCAGATGGGGAACGGGGTGTCAACCCCCCTCTTCAAGGTGTTTCTTGAGTTGCTGGATGGACTCTCTAGCAATCTTAAAGACAGATGCATTCATCATATGTGCTGGAATTCCCGCCGCTTTAGCAGCTTGTCGGAAGTTATCCTTCACCCTTCTGCTGTCCTCATCATCTGAAAGAAACACTCTAGTATATAGGATCTCTTGCATCTCAATTAAACGATCGAGATCCTTTGCTATTTCTTTTTTATCTTCAGTTGAAGATAATTCAAAGAAAGATGCTCTACCAACTAATGATTCGTAGAGACGATGCATCTCTTCCAATTCACGTTTTACAATTTCAGATGAGAATAATCCTGAGTCATTCATAACTTTCTTTTAACTAGTTCTTTTATCTTGGTGGGTTCTATCTTAATGAATGGATCATACTTTTTAAGACGATTAGATGCTTGTTCCCAAACAACATCATCGTACATAATTTCATCATAATGATTAACAAATCCCGTTACTCTATTTAATAGAACTAAAGTTTCAATCATAATGATACCACCAAGATACATTTTTAATACTGTAGAATGTTGACCTTTTCTACACTGTAATGCTTCATTCAAATCACTTGAAAGTATTAATACATTCTCAAGATCTTGAATGAACAAATAAGAAATACTTTGTGATCTTTTTTTCCATTCTAGAAAATTCTTATCATCCATATCTTTGATATAGAAATTAGAGTTGACTAGAAAATTAGATACAAAGTATTGTTCAACTTCTTCCTTGGTAAACTTTTTAGATAGTTTCTCAAAAAAGTATCTATCATTTCTTTGGTTGAATTTTTCTTCTGAAGTTTTTGTCTTGCCACCATAACGAAAGTAATCATACTTCTTAGAAGTAAAGTGTGCCTTTACTGCTAAGTAGATCGAATAAACATCAAATGCAGACATAATCAGATCGGCAAAACTCCTTTGGTTGTTTTCTTAATGTAGTTTAAACGTGTTGCCTCAGCTTTGAGTTTTTCCTTCAATGATGGAGCAATCAATTTAACTACAGTTTCAACTTCAATGTCTTTTGTTTCACAGTAATCGACAATAGCATCAATGTAATTGATGGTTCTGTTACTGTCTTTTACAATGTTTTCAATAGTCATTGAAAACTTATTCTTATCCATAAAGTTTTCATCAATTAATTCATCAATATTTTTACTTGTCTTCATGTGCTTCTTTGTACTCTGCAATGTAATCTTTTAGCAGAGGCACATAGTCATTAGGATCTTTAATAAAGATCTGAGTGAAACCATTCTGGCAAGTAATTAGAGTAACGATCTGATCGACCTTAATTCCAGATCTCTCTTCATACATTTTAGCATATCCTGTCTCTTGAACAAAGTAGTTCTCAATCCAGGACTCTTTCTTTTCTTTAGCAGAAGTTTTAAAGTCAATGACTGAAAGTTTACCGTCAAACTCTGCAATGCAATCTACCCTACCAGCAATACCAAATTCGTGACTATAGAGGGGTGCCTCTTGAAAATGGATGTTGTTAATTCGAGCAAGCATTGGTTTTGCTTGTTTGAATAGCAACAAAGGAAGAAACTTATCCTTATATTTGTCAAGGTCTAAGTTATTATTTAGATGGTCCTCGACAATACTATGTAGGGTAGTTCCAGCAGACGCTGCTCGGGTAGAAATCTTAGTTGCCTCTTCTTCTCCAACCCGTGCCCTCCATTCAGCAATTGACTTACGCTTCCTGTAAGAACAGATTGTAGAAATTGATGGGTATTTATTTCCATCAACCACATAGACCCTTGAACCATCAATAGTTTGTGCTTTGATGTCTTCAAGGATCACTCCCATATTAACGTGATTAAACATTAGGCAAATCCAAGGTGCATTTTACTGAGAATATAACTCTTAATCAGACCACTTCTTACAATGTCATTGACATCAAATTCAATACTTGCAAACTCATCCATGAGTTCAAGGATCTTCATGAAGTCAAGGATACCATTCTTTTCATTGGTCTTAACAAGGTCAGTTTGAAGTGCATCACCTGCAAAGATGATCTTACAATTCTCACCAACACGAGTGATGATAGAGTCCAGTTCGTGGAAGTTTAGGTTCTGGCATTCGTCAACGATAACGATTGCATTGTCCAGAGTTGTACCACGAAGGAATGAAGTACTCCAGAAGGAGATAGTTTCTTGTGCCTTCAGATTGTCATACAGCATATCGAATGCTGGATCGTCAGGCATCTTGAACATGTACTTAACCATGTTCTTATATGGGATCTGATAAAGGTTTGACTTATCATCATGATCGCCAGGAAGGAATCCAATCTCTCTGGTAGGAACCAGA